GATGCCGAGCTCGCGGGCGATGTCTGGGAAGGATTTGTTTTTGAGATCCACGCCGATGTATTCACCGAAGGCGGTGATCTCCTTGCGGGCGTCGGCGGTCTGCTCCTTGAGGCTCTTTACGGGCGCGGACGGGTCCACGCCTTTTATGTAATCCAGCCAGGTGGCGAAGGACTTGGCGGCCTCGGCGGCTTTGCTGGCCTCGGCTTTGGCTTCGGAGACGGTCGTCTTGTCCACCTTCACGGCGGCGGCGGCGTTTTTGGCGTTGACGAAATTCGTGGCGAGGATGCCTGCCTCTTTGTTGCTCACGCCAAGATTCTTTTCATATTCCGCTGTGAGCTTGGCGATCTCCTCGGTGGCTTTCTTTTGCTCGAGTTGTTTTTCAAGCGAGGCCACGAGTTCGGTGTTGCCTGCGGCTTTAGCGGCGTTGAGCTGGGTCTCGAGTTCGATGATGGCGGTCTTGGCGGCTTTGGCTTCGGCGTCTGCAGCGGCTTGCTTGTCTTTGAGTTCTTGACGGGCGGCAAGCTCGGCCTCGGACTGCGCGGCTTGTGTCGCGCGCTCGGCGGTGGTGGCTGCGGTGGCGGCGGTGATTTTGTCCTGTAGGTCTTTGACCACTTTGGCCTGCTCGCCTGTGTTGAAAAACTGCACATTCGCTTCAGCCAGTTTTTGTTTAAAAATCTCGGTTGATCCACCAAGTGTTGCCCCAATGTCTTCGGCGGCTAGTCCTGCGGCGACCGGGATGCGTTGCAACGCTAACTCTGCGGAGAGAGCCCCGGCTTCGGCATTTTGGCGTAACCCCTCGGCTATTCCGCTAAAAGCTGGCCCGAGGCTGGCAAATGTATCTGCCATTGAGCCTGCCACTTTTTCTTTAATGTATTGTAGAAATGATTTCTGAAATCGTGGCAAAACCCGCCGAAAACATTTTGATGATCTCGTTTACCGTTTGCATTCCTTGAAGTTTGAGAGATTCCCAAAACACCTCGAAGGCGAGCCCAGCTTGGCCGATAGAGATGGCATCCACGGCGGCTTGGAATCCTTTCATGGCGTTCTCTCCGCCGAGGAAGGCGTTGGCTAGGTTTTGGCCGACGGCAGCGGCGTCGATGCGCGAGAGGGCGCTGGTGATGGCGTCGATGGCGGGGAGGGCTTTGTCGAGGATGCCTGCGGCGAAGTCGCGGACTTTCTGCGAGATAATAAGGAAGCGGTCGCCGACGGCGTCGAAGACATTGGCGCGGCGGTCCATGATGTCGGCCATGCTGCCGACGGTGGCTCCGGCCTCGGTCATCTCGCCCGAGAAATTGGTGAGGAGCGGGAGGAGTTCCGCGCCGGATTTGCCGAAGACATCGATGGCGGTGGCGGCGCGTTTGCTGGGGTCTTCGATGCTGGTGAGGCCGGAGGCGACGAGGGCGAGTTGCTGGGTGGGAGTCTTCCCGGCGAGGTCTTCCATTGAGAGGCCCATGCGGCCAAAGGCGGCGACGGCTTCCTTGCTGCCTTCGCCTGCGCCGAAAATGTTGTTTTGGAGTTTGGCCAGGGCGGGCCCGACCTTGTCCGCGCCGGCGCCGGTATTGTCGAAGGCGCGCTGGAGGAGGAGGAGATTGCCGGCCGTCTCGCCGGTGGAGGCGGATAGGTCGGAGAGGGTGCCGCCGAGATCGAGGGCGGCAGAGAAACCATCCACGACTTTTTGCGCAGCGGAAAAGACGCCATTCACCACAGAGCCGAAGACATTCACGGCGGCCTGCCCGACCGCCACGGCTCCGGCCATTTTACTGAAGCTCCCGCCAAAGGATTCGCCGGAATCCGCTCCGGACTTCTCGATTTTTTTCAGCGAGTTCTGGATTTCGCTGAGACCGCGCTCGATGCCATCTGTCTCGGCTCCGATCTTGACTGTGATTGCGTTTCCTTCGGCCATGAGATTTAGGTGGCTTTCAAGCCGGGGTATTTCGCCGCGAGTTCCGAGGTTTTCTGGAAGACTCCGAGGCGGAGGTTTTTCTTAAAAAAGTTCGTGCGGCCGCGCATGGCGGCGCGGAGGGCATCGGCCACGGTGGTGGTGTAGGTGCGGTAGTTCGAGATCTCGATGTGGAAGGCATTGCCCTCCTGCTTCTCGGAGCCTTTGGCGTTCGCTGGGTAGTCGCCGCCTTTTGTCGTAGCTTTGGCGACATAGTTCGGAATGGAGATTTCGATGCCGAGCTTTTCGGCAATCTGCATCCATGATTTTTTTGCAAGCCCTCGGGCGGCTTTGCTCGCCTTGATTGAGTTTTTGATCTGAAGCTGAAGAGCCGCCCACAGAGCATCCGGATAGCGGTTTTCCATGTAATATAATTTATTCCCCAGCCAGCGGAATGGGCGTTCCTTTGCGTTTTGCTCGATGAGTTTGACCTGAGCGGCGGCGGTTTTTTTTGCGGCGGCCTCGAGGATGGACTTCGTCTCGGCGCGGATGATGTCGGCAAAAGAAAATCCGGTGATCCGCGACATCTCCCGCATGGCTCGGGAGAAGTCGCTCGTCACGACATTGATGCTTTGGGATTTTTTTGCCATCAGAGTTTAACCGTTGAGGCCACGCTTCCCCGGCGATCCGCAAGGGCATTTTCGGAATGCTGAAGGCTTTGATGATGCAAGGCCGGGCTTGCCGGTCGGGCCTTTCCGGCCA